CAGACAATTCAGACAATTTATCAATCTGTCTGACTTTAATACTTTGTTATAAAAACCGTTGACTTTTATATGTAAAAGCGCTATTATGAGGTTGTAACAATTAACAAATATGTAAAGGAGAAAAATTATGTTTGAATTAAAATCTTGTAGCATCACCGGGAGAGAAAAAAAGAGGTGATGCAAGCAATATGTTTACTGTACATATTGCATCTTATGAATCAACTTTTGTTGATGAAAATAAAGAAGAGTACGTTTATCGGAGTGAACTTATTTATGTTAATAAAGTTCCATTATTAGTTGATTGTTTAAATGATACAATTAGCGTATTTTATAATAAAGATACGTCAACCCCTATTCATAAGAAACATATAACATTTATTGAAATTTGCAATATGATAGATTCAAAATATTTCGATCTGTACATAAACGGCACTTTATATAAAAGGTGTTTATACTTGAATGATGTAAACTGTGTTTGTTCATTCTTGAAAAGAAATGGGTTGTACGTTTATGATGTCACACGCTCACTCACAGCACCAAGTGAGTATAATTTATTAGTAGAAAAGGAGAGTAAAACATGTTAAAATCATCTATCAAAATTACCTGCCGTCCTTATGATGGCAACAGCAAAACAAAAGCTTTTATTGAATTATGTCTCGATAAAACGCTTGTCATTAAAGGCTTGACGCTTGTAGAGGGTTCACACGGGTTATTTCTTTCTTTTCCCTCATCAAAGGGAAAAGACAGAAAATACTATAACTCAATCTACTCAATGGATAAGGAATTCACAGACAAGTTAGAAGACGCTTGTATTAAAAAATACAATGAGGCAGTTAATAAATCTGACGATTCAGACGATTCAGACGAAAAACCTTTTTCATAAAATCATAAGGTGTACTATTTTAGTACACCTTTTTTTCAGTAAAGGAGTATCAAATGAATATATATGATAAAAACGGATGGTTAGACATTCCAAAAATTGTAAATACTTGTGAAAAAAACAAGATAAATTTCATCTTTATTATCGGTGCTCGTCGTACCGGAAAAACATATGGGATCTTTAAACATTTCATTGAGGATGTTTTTTCAAAGGATGAAAAAGTAATATATATGAGAAGAAAAACAACTCAAATAGATTCCGTGTTAGTTGATACTATGAATCCTTGGATTGACATTAATCATGATCTTCATAGGTATTTCTATTTCAAAAAGGTAAAGGGGGAAAAAAGCCGGGTTTCGTTGCAAGAAATCGACGAAGCCGGAGAGGAGATTTACCATGGTGAAGCGTTTAGTCTTACTAGTTTAATGAATAATCGAGGATTCTCAGGTTCTGGATTTTCAGAAGGAATCTATGATGAATTTATCCCGGAGAAACTTGATAAAAGAATTAAAGGTGAAGAGGATGCTTTTCTGAACGGAGTAGAAACTATTTCCGCAAACCGTGAGTTGCTTGGTGAAAAACCTTTTCGTTGGTGGATTGTTTCAAATAGTAACACTCTTGATTCCCCGCTTATTCAGTCTTTTGGGTTGCTTTCGATCTTGGAAAAAATGAAGAAGTCTGGACAGGAGTTTTCCATGTTAAAAGATCGCGGAATAATCATTATTTTGACTAACAAAAGCCCTATTTCAGAAAAGAAAAGAAAGACAGCTCTTTATAAAGCTCTTACCGGAAGTACAGATTTTGAAAAAATGGCTCTCGATAATGAATTTGCATATGACGACATGAGTTCTATAAAGTCAGAAGATTTGAGAAAGTACAGATTGATATGCATAGTTGGTTCACTCGGGATTTATGAACACAAAAATGAAGCTAAACTATACATAAGCGATCATATTTCAGGAACGTGCAAAGATAGCTTTCCAGACAGTGAACTTGGTAAATCACAATTTAAGTTTTACTATTCATGGGTATACAACTATATTATTAGTAATAGAATTTCTTACCAGAACCTGACTGTAAAATTTTATCTTGATAAAATTTTCAATATATGATATATATAAATTAAGGGAAAACGGCTACATCAACCGTCGGAAACGGATGCTATAATGGGATGATTACCCGTAAGTTTTCCCTTATTATTTTTAATTCATTAGTATTTCGTTTCTTTTCTCAAGAAAGGAGAAAAAGCAAAAAATGAAAATTGAAGATTTAGTTGTACTTGTCAATGCAGGTTTTTCAAAAACTGAAATCCTTGGATTCGCAGGGCAGAACCAGAACCAGAACCAGAACCAGAACCAGAACCAGAACCAGAACCAGAACCAGAATCAGAACCAGAATCAGAACCAGAATCAGAACCAGAATCAGAACCAGAACCAGAATCAGAACCAGAACCAGAATCAGAACCAGAATGATATGGTGCTTGATGCTATCAATAAATTGACAGCCACTATTCAGGCTTCAAATATTCAGAACACCGGAAATGGTGGGGTAAATTCACCAAGAACAGAAAAAGACATTATCAATGATATGATGAAGATCATGAATTAGAAAGGAAGTGTATTAAATTGGCTGTAAATAATTTAACTCCGCAGGATGCCTATACTCTTATCAGTTCCATTGCTAAACAGGCTACAGGTCGTTCTGACCTTGTAGCGACTGACACAAGTTCTTTTGTTTCCGTTGGGGGAACACTGTTACGTACAGGAGTAGAAAACACACTGAAAACTATGTCTACAGTATTTGCGGAAACGTATTTTGCAAATGAATCTTATACTGGTAAATTAAGGACAGTCGAACAGACAAATGTTCGTTGGGGTGCTATCGTCAGAGAGATTACGTCCCTGTCAATGGATGCAGAACAGTCTGATGATTGGAACACAGAACAGAATCCAAACACTTTGGATGATGGCAATTCTATTGACATGTATAAGATTCACAAGCCGAAAGTGCTTGAACTCAAGTTCTACGGAACAAAGTTGTTACAGAGATCAATCACAAGATTCCGTGACCAGCTGGCACTTGCTTTTTCTAGCGAGGAAGAATTTCTCAGATTTTACGAAGCTGTTATGATTGAGTTTCGTAATGATATTGAGATGGATCGTGAGAGTGAACGTCGTGCAACCATGCTAAACTATATGGCGGGCTTATCATCTCTTGGTATGGAAGTTGACCTTGCACATGAGTTTAACACAGAGAATGGAACACAGTACACAAGAAAGCAGTTACTTTCCGAGCACCGTGATAAGTTTATGCCGTTCGTTGTTGCTCGAATCAAACTTGATTCTGAAAAGATGACAGAGAGATCAACTAAGTACAGATTTACTATCACAGGCTTTGAAGACCTTTTGAGATTCACACGGAAAGAAAATCAGCGACTTATGATGCTTTCAAGTTTCTGGATCGACTCTGAAACACAGACGTTACCGTATGTGTTTGATGATAAAAATTTACAGATCGAGAACAAAGAACTTGTAAACTGGTGGCAGTCAGCTGATAATGAATCAGCTATCCAGATTACTCCGTCCATCATTGGAGCAGATGGAAATGCAAAACAGGCAGAAAAAGAGGTCAACTTACCTTATGTTCTGGGAGTACTGTATGACCGTCGTGCTATGGGGGTCAACTGGCAGTTTGATTACAGTTCGACAACTCCATTCAACAGCCGAGGGGGCTACTATAACATGTTTGTACATTCCAGAAAAAACTACTGGAACAACTTCACGCATAACGGAATCCTGTATGTGATCGGGGAGGGGGCATAATATGTTATCCGCATTATTGACTATTCCTGCCGGCGGTTCTATAATTGTAAGTTTTCCATTTAAAAAAATAGGTATAAGAAGATTAATAGTATCTTCTCCTCATAATGATACTACATTAAATTATAATGGAATCCCAATTATTAAGTTTAACAGTTCCAACGGATTAGTTGAATTGAATTTTGAAAGCTATTATGGATTTCCGGACTCGTCTTTATTTTCAATGATTAATAACGGAACTACTCCTGTACAAGCGACAGTGCTTGTCGATTATGTCCCAGACGCATCTATAAATAGTGATTATTTTGAGAGGAGTTCAAAATGACAGATACAATTTTAACAGTTTTGGGAAACTATGCATTCCCAATCGTTTCTTGTATTGGTATGGCATACTTTGTTAAATACATGTATGATCAGACCAATGCACGAGTTGATAAACTCAATGAAGAGCATAAAGATGAAGTTGACACACTTTCAGAAGTTATCAAAAACAACACGCTTGCTGTTGAAAAAATGAACTCGTTAATCGAACACTTAGGAAAGTAGGTATAACATGACAGCGAACGAACTTGTCGAAAATGCAAAGGAATTAGTTGGTGTAAAATATGTGTGGGGTGGTAATACCCCGCAGTCAGGGCTTGATTGCTCCGGATTGCTTTACTATATTCAGAAGAAAGCAGGCTCAGAGGTTGGAGATATGACAGCTTCCGGTTATTCTAAGCTTGGAACGATGATTCCAATTGGACAGCAAAAAGTAGGTGATTTTCTCTTTTTTGGGTATCCAGTCACTCACTGTGCTGTTTTTATTGGAAATGGCTACATGATCGAGAGTAGAGGCAGTAGAAAAAACACTGCTTCCAATCCTGGCATTGGAGTAGTCAAAAGCCTTGTAACTCGCAGATCTGACTTATCCTGCATCCGCAGGGTATGGGATGAAGTAAAAACGTCTTATGAAATAGGTTGTACTTATACCACTGTCGTGGATCACTTGCATGTACGCTACAGCATATGGGGGCAGATCAAAGAGTATGCACAGTTAACACGGGACGGCATGAAACATGCTCATTCTGACGGATGCTTGAAAAAAGGAACCGCAGTCACGGTAAAGGAAATAAAAAAGGATGAGACCGGAGCAACATGGGTTAGGATTCCATCTGGTTGGATCTGTGCCATTACTTCAAAAGGAGATATATACCTATCATGACAGAAATAGTTTTGTATCATTTTTCAAAAAGAAAAAATTCTACAAAACGTCCTACAGGGCAGGGGACAGAAGTTCCCTGCCTTTTAAAATCTGCAACTACATTTCAGAATCCTACATTTATTTTACAAAAACCAATGAATGGCATGCTACAATTTAACTATGTAAAGTGGGCGGATCATTATTATTTTATTGATTCAACTACTTCAATCAATGCGGGACAAACTGAAATTAGTTGTACTGAGGATGTTTTGGCAACTTATAAAAATGAAATCAGTAATTATACCTGTTTCATTGAAAGATCAAGAAATCAGACTACGCTTGTCAACGACACTATGTATATTCCTACAAATGACTGGGTCTTATCAGCAAGAAATGTAAGTCATAAAGAGAAAATAATGACAAGCACTTATTCACAGCAATATATTATAAGGATAGTTTCAAGGACTGGCGTAGCATCCTACTATATAAACGGCGATCAATTAAACAATTTGCTTGACTATATGTACACAGAATCAAATTTTACTGACGTTATAACGGATGGCATTACAAAGCTAATGTTTGACCCATTTAAATATATAGTTGACTTGAAATGGATTCCTTTTGTTGGAAGTGCTTTTAAAAATAACAATAATGAAGCAATACAGCTAGGATTCTGGGATAGTGGCGTGATGGCAAAAAGAATTGATGAAGACACGGTTATTAATTTTTCTTATTCATTTGCTTTTGATAATCCACTTTATGCTATCACTGATTTTAGGTATTATAGTTCGTCGTTTTCAAACTATTTTATAAAGCTTCCTTTTATCGGAGTAGTTGCTCTTAATCCCTATAAAATAGATAAAAGTGTAAATGCACTTTATCAATTTGACGCAACAAGTGGATTATGCAATGTATTTTTGCAATCAAAGAAAGTTGTTTTTGCATCTTATCAATTCCAGTTGTCAGTTCCAGTACAAATCGGTTATGCAAGCACAAACATAGCACAACTGACCACCTCAGCTGTAAGTCTTGTTAGTGCCGGATTGCAAGGAAACATTGCACAGGGTATATCTTCAGGAATAGAAGCAGGAAGAAGCATTACAGCACCGGAAGTATCAATGCTTGGAACGATTGGTAACATATCAAACATACTCAATAACCAGATTTTAGAGTTTAATTCATATGCCTGTACAAGCATAGATCCTGATGGTGCAAGTGAGGGATATGCAGATGGAAACACTCGCAAGATTTCAACTTGTTCCGGCTATCTCAGATGCAGAAATGCATCCATAGAAATAAGTGGATTTACCGGAGATCAAGAAGCAGTGAATAACTACTTGAATAGTGGTTTTTATTATGAATAATGTTTCACATGAAAACATAGAAAGAGGTGAAAATATGTGGATTCCCATTGGATTTGATAAAATCAATATCATTTCAAATTACTTCCAACCGTCAGGAATCAAGGCAGACAGTCTATATACTGACACGTTTGATCGTATGCTGTATGAAAGAGTGTGTTCTATTTTTGATATAACATACAATGCAAAATTTGACATTGACTATTTTAAGTTTTGCCTGCTAGGTGGGGGATTTATTGCGATCACATATACTGATGCATATGGACTGATCGCTCAGTATCCTGCAATCAGTGGCTATGATATGTATTGCAAACCAACGCTTGCAAGCATTAACACATATGCTACCAATGCAAACATAAGCTTACAGGATTTAAAGATTGGTACAGATTGTAGCGTGATCTATTTACGTCCGTCCAGATGCGGGATATTTGACATTATCGGTTATTATAGTTATAAGCTGGCTCTGGTAGCTTCTGCTTTTGACATGAACGTATTCAACAGCAAGTTAGCTTTTATGATAGCCGCCAAAAACAAAAGTGCTGCAAAAACACTGGAAAAAATCTATGACCAAGTGCAGGAGGGTAACCCCGCAGTTGCGTATGATGCTTCAATAAAAGAAAATGAGAATGCAAACATGAGGGGGAAAAGTTCAGAACCTTTTGAGTTTTTCAATAAAGATTTAAAAAACAACTTTATTTCAAAAGAGTTAATTGAGGTATTTGAAAAACTTCTTGACCAGTTTGATACAGAAGTTGGGATCCCGTCTGTCGGATCTGATAAAAAAGAACGTTTAAATGTTCTGGAAACTGAAAAAAACGACATAGAATCTGTGACACGACTTACTACATGGCTAGAAACAATGCAGACAGGGATTGACATGGCAAACAGTCTTTATCCTACTTTAAATCTGAACATAAAGATCAGAGACTATAAAAAGGCAGGTGTAACAAATGGGAATGTATAGGATTACAATAGCCGGACTTTATGAATATGATAATACCTTATTCGATCACATGATTTTTCCGGCAGAAGCTGACAAGCAGAATTTTATTGACAGTTTACTTTTATCCTATGGGGATTGCGAACCGCTCTATCCGGATGGTGATTTTATGAAACAGTCAGCTATTCCGGCATGGTCAAAAAAATGGCAGGATTCCATTGAACGGGTTTTCCTTGCATTAAAGAAAGAATATAACCCCATAGAAAACTATGACAGACAGGAGTCCTGGACGGATTCTCCAGACATTGAGCGAAACACTGTAACAGGTGGTAAAGACAAAAACACCTTACAGGCAGACAGAGGATCCGTTACGTCAAACACAGGAACAGACACAATGGAAGAAAAAGTAAGTGCTTTTGATTCTAACACTTATCAGCCGTCAAAGGAAGATACTACCACTTATGTAAATAGTACAAAAATGGAAACTTCCGGGCAGGATGTGAACGACATTGAATATGGGCGAACTGAAAAAAACACGGAAAAAGGAACTACAACTCACACTGGACAGATTCACGGAAACATAGGCGTGACTACTTCACAACAAATGTTAGAATCGGAACTCCAACTGAGAAAGCAATCATTTATAGATTACTGCACAGGATTATTTGCAAGTGACTTACTGATTCTTGTTTATTAAGAAAGGATAGAAAAAATGATTAATACGTACCCTCACAGCTCCATGCAGGACATGAACTTAGACTACCTCTTAAAAGTGGCAAAGCAGGCAGGAGAGGATGACAAAGAATGGTCAGACATAAAAGGGACCGCACAAAAAAAGATTGATGATGCAATTAAAGATTCACTAGATTCCGGAGAGATTGGAAAAGTAGTTGATGATGCAACGAAAAAAATCTTGACGGATGAAATTGAACCATTAAAAAGCACAGTAACCGAACAGGGTAAACTTATTTCTAATCTTGAAAAAAGATATGGTTTATTT